CGGTCAACCCGGGTGCAAACTCCATCACTTACGAGATGGTCGACGTTCCGCCTAGCGGTGGCAGCAGCACATCCGGTGCCATTATCTATCCGGCCGACACCGGCGTTCGCATCTTTGGCGGCATGTGGGACGGTAATTGGGCCAACAACAGCGTTGGCAGTCCGGTAACCAAAGGTGATCCGCAGCAGTGGATCATTGGCCTGCGCAACACATGGGACAGCGTTGTTAGCGATGTGAAGTTTCGCAAAGGCGCGTCATGGTGCGCTGGGGCAAACAATGTGCGCGATGGGACTTGGAGAAACTTGAGCGGCGACCTGTTCGATTTGCTCAGCGAAGCAACGGTAATGTTTCAAGGCACCGGTGGATGCCGCAACGTGCTGGTCGAGAACCTGAGCGGTACATGCGAAGACAACATGGCTGCTTGGTCCCTTGATGCGTCCGGCGTTTACACAAACCACTGGAACGGCGACGTTTACGACCTGCGCTTCAAGAACATCGCGTCGCAGGCCAACAAGGCATCCATCCTCAACCTCTGGGGTAACACCAATGCCAGGTTTCACTCTGTCGACATCGACGGTGTCTACGGTCGCAGCAACAGCAACGGGGTCGCAATAGACAATGGATGGGCGCCCAGTAGCATGCTGAACACCCGAGGCGGCAAGCTCTCAATCAAAAACGTGAATGTCTCCGTCAACGGGTTGTGCGTCGAGCTGCGCACTGACGGCGACTGGGATCACATCGAAGTCGACGGCGTGCAGCAACGCCGGCCGGCTAACCTTGCCAACCCCCTTGTTCGCGCAACAAAGCGTCCTGGCGGGACAGTGCAGACCATCCGCCGACTGGACATCAGCAACCTCAACCATTACCAGCCTGGCAGCACGATCAACCGCACCAGCCCAATGGTGCAAATCGACGACAGCAACGTCGAAGAACTGACGGTCGAGGGGATCCCGGTCACGCGCCTGAACGCGGACACGGGCCTGGTGAACTTCACCGGAGTCGAGGGCGTCGTCGGCAAGGCTGTCATCAGCGGCGTGCGCGGCGTTGCAAACTCGACCGGCGATCGGTGCCTGATTCGTATCGCCAACACCAACGCAAGCGCGTTGGGGCAGTTGGTTCTGCGCGACTCTGTAATGACTGGCTTCGATGCGACAGGTGGCCTGGTGCATCAGACGGTAACCGGCAAGGCAACGCTGCTTCGCCTGGACAACACGCCGGCGCCAGCGCTGCGCCGCGGTAGCACTACCGTGCCAGGCGTGCTGCGCGACGGCAGTGGCATGGCCATTGATGTTGTCCAGGCTACCAACACCGTGGCCGGCACGGGCTGATCCTCATTGCCTGCCGGTACACATGCACATCGACCTGAAACCCTCTCTCCTCACCGGAAGGGGGTATCTCGAAGGGGGCTCTTACGAAGCCAGGTCACCCTTTGCCGTGGTGTTCACGGTCAAACTCATGGGTGGAGGAGAGGCCTATATTGACGCGATGAGCGGCAAAGGCCTCGATCCAGAAAGCATGCTGGAGATCGGGCGCCAGCTAAAAGAGCAATACGGAGTGCACACCGTCATCGCTGAGCGCAACGGCAAGATCCGACGCTACGACATGGCAGCCTACCTGGCTGCCAGGCCGTTACGCGAAGCCCTTGCTGAGCAGCCGACTGGACTGGGACAAACCACCGTTCTGTAGCCCTTCAGCTTCCAGGCGCTGGCACTCGGCTTCATAGCGGCCGAAGAAGTTGTTGCCCGGGTTGAAGTTCCCGTCCATCCCATGCGGGGTGTACACGCGGGAAGCCACGAACAGCAGCAGCGCCTGGGTGTAGGCATCCGGCAGCTCGAGCACGACACCAGACGGATCGCCCATAGCCAGCGTCATGTCCAGCTTGGGGTGGTTCGATCGGAACACCAGGGTCAGCGAAGCGGTCTTGAACTGCTCGGCTAGGTCGTTGCCCTGAGCCGCAATATGCGCCGGGATGGTCAGCAGCGAGGTGCCTTCCGTGAAGCAGCTGTCCAGGTTGTACTTCTGGTTCAGATCCAGCTCCTTGCCGGCGTCCGTCCGTACTTCGGTGACCTTCAGGACATTCGGGTTAGCGATCGTGTACTCCAGTTGGTTTACCAACAGAGGTGCCGTGCTTCGGCCTTCCTTCAGGTTGAACCGTGTGTAGAGCGCAGTCAGCCCAAGCTGGATGTTGCGGGTCAGTGTGGCGTAGCCAGCCTGGGGCACAGAGCCAGCTTCCGCACCCCCGATGCTGAGTTGAGAGAGCTCACCCGAAGTGAGCTGGTCGAAGATGTCTTGAAGTGTCATGGTGTTCCCTTAAACGATGTATGAGCCCATGCGGCCCCTGCTCTCTGCCGGTGTGTCGATGTCCCACATCCCGGACCTGTTGTCTTCGTTGAGTTCGGCTTCCTCACTAGGCTTCCACGGGCGAAGCGAGCTGAGCATCGAGACGGTGTCTGCAGCGTCGTCGTGCTTCGACTTGAAGCCGCCCGGTGTGACCAGGCCCAGCTCATTCACCATCTCAGCCATCTCAGGAGAAGTCTTCTTCTCAATCGGAAAGAATATCTTCCGGGCCTTAAACAACGGGACCACAGTGTTGAACCGAACCAGTTTGTTGGTGTTCGGGCGGATGCCTGGCTCCGAGGAGTTACCCTCGCTGGCCAACGGAAAGTAGATGTTCCGGGTCATCATCTGGTCCTGAATCCACTGAATGAAACCAGCCTGCTGCCCTGACACTTCGACACCTACCTGCTGAGGCTTGTACATCTGGGCGTACTTGAACAACGCATCGATGTTTTTGTCCATCAGCTGCCGTTTACAAACTCCGTCTACCCAGAGCCAGTCGCCTACGTTGTTGTAGGCCCAGACCGAGATAAACGAGTAATCGCTCTTCTGCTTCTCTGAGGTGGCGAAGTCGGTAGTGATGTAGAAGTTGAACCGTGACTTGTGGCGCAGCACCCCGTCGATCTTGTACCAGGCAATGTCGTGGTCCTGGATCAGCCGATCTTCATCGGACATGATCCGTAGCATCAACTCCTGATTGAACGTCTCGATCTTGCCCAGCTTGACTGCGTTGTCGTACTGGGTCTTGACGTAGTCGTAGGTGAAGCGGTCAGGCCAAGATCCTTTGAAGTCTTCCCGTGAGCAAGGGAACTCTTCACACACTGGGAACACGTTGACTTGCCAGGCCCCCGACTCCACCGCCTTATACAGCGGATCCTTTGCATTGAAGGGAGTGCCCGACCAGATGATCATGTTCTTAGTCGGGTGCAGCGCGTAGTTCACCGCCTTGTAGACGGTGTCCTCCACTGCCGAGATCACGGTCGCTGACCGAGCATCCTCGTCTGAGATCAAGTCATCGAGCACCGCGATCTGGGGCCGCTTGCCCAGTTCCTTGGCTCCCCGCACACCGGTCTTGGCGCCGTAGCCTTTGACGATAAACAGCTTGCCGTCAGCGTTCTCGAACTCCCAGCGAATGTCGGTGAACTGGATCCGAGGGACGTACTTTTTCAGGAAGTCCGACTTCTCCCAGCGGAACTCCAGGTTTTTCCGCATGTTCTTGACGCCGTTCTCGATGGAGTCCGAGACGTACAGCGCCAGGTCGACACGGCCGAAGCCAGGAAGCTCACCGTAGGTGGCCAGGTACAGGAACAGGTACTCACCCATCAGGGTGGTTTTGGCCGCCCCGCGGTGACAGAGATTGATGACCCGGGCCCCCCTGTGCGTCAGGGTGTCCAGCATCTTGTAGTGGATCAGGGGAGTCTGATGCTCTTCCCCCTCTTCACCATTCACCAGCTTGATGAAGGTGACAAACTCCAGCGCGAACTCGCTGGGCACATACCCAGGGTCTACCGTGTAGTTCGTGCCCTTGAGGTAATCCTCGACCTTCCACGGCTGCGTCAGCTCTTCCACGGCCTGCGCCACAGGGCTCAGGGTATGCGCCCCCATCGAAGACAGGACAGCCGCAATCGAGCTCAAGCGGCTTGCTCCAGGGTCAGGGTATCTACCCCGTTCCCGCAGGTAGTTGGCTCCAGTGCGCAGACCAACTTGACAGCCTGCTTGGCAGACTTGCCTAGGTGCATAGCCATCCGAGCCAGATCCCCACCACTGCCCCAGGCGCACTGAGCATCCTCGATCCGCAAGGGATACGGACCAATCTCGTACAGCAGGATGCGATCGGCAGTGATCACCACCACTTGGGAAGCGTTCTCAGCTTTGCGAGCAGTTTCAGGGAAGTCTGCTGGCACAGCGCCGGCGCGAATCCACGCCAGCATTTCAGCCAGGACAGCGCATGTCCCTGTCCCACCCACAAGAGCGGACACAAGCGCCCCATTTGGGTCGACCCTCAACCATTCCTGGTAGATCTTGGTGACCTTGTAGGGAACCCCCATTCCAGAGGCCATCTTGTCGGCCGCCAGCGTGGTCCCATCCCAAACCAGGACCGTCACGGTGCCACCACCGTAGCCACCACATCGATCACCTGCAGCTTGCTGTGGGCCACCTGCTGCGCATTCATGGCTCCCGCGGAGATCATCGCCCGCTGCTGAGCCACCAGTTCCAACGTGCTCGCCCGCAAGGCCGAGATCGCACTGTCTTCCTTGACAGCGATGTCCAGCTCCACCTTGTGGACCTCGGGCATCTTCAGCGCATTCATCAGGTGGGCCGCGGCATCCGACCTCACCTTCTCCGACCTGGCCGTGATCATCAGTTCGGCCTGCACATTCAAGGCCTTCTGATACAGATCCTGGTTCAGCACGTAGCTGGGAATCAGCGTCTGCTCGAGGATCAGGTTGACCAGCTTGCTCTTGTTGTAGGCAGTGACGTAAGACGCAATGTCCTTGCTAGCCACCCCCTGAGCCATGAACCGATCGATCTTCTCGGGAAATGTCTTGCTGTATGCCTCGATATTGGTGCAAGCCATGAGCTTGTGGCTCACATACTTGACCGCACTCACATACTCCGTGACCTTGAACCGGCCATCCGCCATCACCTTGGTGTAGCTCAGCAGGTTATCCCGGTACGCCTCATACATGTCCGGATCGGACAAAGTGAGGTTGACCTGGTCGATCAACTCTTGGTTGACCGACTTCTTGACCTTGTCGGGCAGTGCTTGCTTGAACTGATCAATGGTGAGTATGGGCATACCTGCTCAGAGTATCGGTGGAATATCGTAAGGATACCCCAAAAAGATACTCACTCAGGTTCTACAGAAAATACTGCGCGCAATATGGAGGCGCGGGTTTCTGGAGGAAATGTAATCTGGGTACGGAGGTAGACCCCAGGTTTTCCAGAAAATGCTCACCTGCCTACGGAGGTAGGACTGACGTATCGAAGGGCGATACACAAAACACCCCCCCCCACCTACCCTTAGTTGAGATTTCAGGCCACCCTACCCCACCCTCTGCTCTTACTCCATCACCTACTCATACCCTGCTTCGCTGGTGCTGTGGAGTGGTGAGCAATCGTGCTTACTCCCATGAATATGGAGGCCATCATGGCTGTTGCTACTGTTGTTGGTATGGGTGGTGCACTGCAAGCGTTGTGGGCTGCCACTGGTAGCGTGCTGAACGCTGGTGCTGTGTTGGGTGAGGCACTGGGTAACGGTGCTGGTGCGATCAACAACCTGTCCATGGTTGCGCTCGAAACCTCGGGTGTGTACCTGGACGAGAGCCGTGCCACGCGCAAGGCCAAGCTCCTGGCTCTGCAACGTGACTACGCTGTGCTCGAAGCCGAGGGTGCTACGCCTGCACCTGCGTTCGTCATCACTCAGTAAGGGGTATCACCATGATCAGCTTCGGCATTCATGGTGTCGGCCTCTTGCTGGCACTCATCCTGTGCGTGGTGTCCATGGCACTGGGTATTGACTGGTTGACCATTGGGCACGGTCTTCACCCTGCTCTGGCCTTCAGTATCACTGTGCTCAGCGCAGCTGCTGCCGCATGGCACTTGGACTCCATCTACCAGGAGTACCTGGACTGGGCGTTCGACTAGGCCTATCCCGCTCTGACCCTCACGGGTTGGGGCGAGTCTTTTTCAAGCATACACAGCGGGCATACACATCAGGACAGACAGAGTAAGAGATTCCTCATCTCACTCATCATCAAGTTGAGGTGAGTTCAACCGCAGGTTTGGTGGAGTGGAAGGTAGCTGGGTGTGGAGTCACTGTCTTTCACCTACTACTCGCTACCTCTTAGCCTTCCTACTACTTCCTCCTACTCCCTTCCACTTGTCTACTGCGCCGTCCCTGCGCTCTTTTGGCTTGTTTGGTCGTACCGATACATGACCGATATGCCCAGTGTCTAGGCTATTTCCCTTGCTTGTTCTGTCAACCCCTTCATGTAAATGTTGACAGGGTGAGCTGGGAGTGCACTTACATGTGGAAACATCCCGTCCTTGGCTTCGTGCCTTAGATCGCCCTTGTGGCGGGGCCGCTTCGCTGATGCTGTGGGGTCAAAGGCAATTCCGCCTTCCCCTTTCTTGAACTTTTGGAGCACTACCATGGCAATGAACCTGAACTCGAACACCTCTTCGTCATCCACCGCCAAGGCTGGTGACAACCCCGAGTGGAAGAGCCAGTACTTCCTGAACTTCGCGATACCTGCTCACACAGCCACAGGCAAGCTGACGATCGGTGGCGTTGGCCTCAAGGTCAGCGATCCCGCACAGAAGGGCATGATCGACTTCCTGCTGGCCGATGCAGCCAATGTGGACCGTGTCCGCAAGTCGCTGGTCATCACCTTCCGTGACATGAGCGTGGCCTCGGCTGCAATCGTGGTCAACATCCCGGGCGTAGTGATGCCTGTGTTGGCACCGGTGGAAGTCGACGAGACGAAGCCACAGGGCTACCTGAACTTCCACTGCCCGATGGCTGATGGCAGCGAAGGCCAAGTCGGCTTCATCGCACTGCGCGAGAAAGATCCGGCTCACCGTGTGCTGCTGGCCATCCTGCGTGGTGGTGCCGAGAACGTGGCGGCTGTCGTCGGCTCGATGCTGATGGACTTCCGTTCGGCAACGCCGGCGAAGCGCACGTTCGCATTCGCGTAAGGCAGTGAGCGCCTGTCATCCCGAGAGGGGTGGCAGGCACTTTCTTTTGTAGCCAGAGACAGACACCTACCTAGCTAGAAATACGCACGCGCGCACACGCGCGCGTTTATAGGTAGATAGAGCCAGTAATTAAGAGAAGCGAAGCCGTTAGGTGTCAACGTCGACACATGGCTGCAGCTTCTCTTTTTTTGATTGTACACATACCTCTGCGGTGCCCTGCCCTTCGTTTCTCGTGCTCGGGCATTGGTGGCGGGGCGCTTCGCTGGGGCTGTGGGGTTGCAGGCGTGCCTGTAGCCATCCCCTATCAACCAAACCAAGGAGTAGCCCGTGGGCCTCGACATCGCATTCAACCGTGAGGCTGCCATCAAGGCTGGCCTCATCCTACACAAAGTCATCAACGGTACGGACCTGGAGATCGCCTCAGCCAAGGTACGCAACGACAGCCAGGACTACATCGACTACCTGCAGCAGGAAGTCGAGCTGGTCCACGTGCCCGGCACCAACATGCACACCTACAACGGTGGCATCGATGACATCGTCATCCGTGCCAACCAATGGGGCAGTGTCTACGGCCCCATGACCACCTGGCTGCAAGCCAACAACATCACCTGGACGGAGTTCTGACTCCAGCCATCAACCACATAGGAGAACCTCATGGAAACCATGCTTCAGATCGTCCGTCAAGAGAACATCGAGCAACGCTTCAGCAGGAAGCTGATCGACAACAAGATCAGAGCTGAAATCGCTGCCAACCCTGACATGGTCCAACGCATGGCAGCCGGTGTGGAGCTGGTGTCCAACTGGTGTGAAGCCACCTACTACGCCTCCAAACAGATGCGTGTGGACCAAGTCAAGCCGCTCGACCATGCTCAGCTGGTGGAAGACATCTTTGTCGGTGTCTGCTACTACCAAAACCCCACACTGTTCACCAGTGCAGCGGCTCAGCTGGCTGGACGCCTGGGATTCGATGACAAGCGTGCAGCCATGACCACCATAGCGGAGCTCTTGGCTGTGCTGTGTGCCACTGATGCGTTCGACATCGACAAGCCCAGCAAGATGGCCAGCTTGACAGTACAGAGCAGGATCCCACTCAGTGATGAGCTGATCGAGTTCGTCAACCAGTCCATGTACTTGCCACCCATGGTGTGCGAGCCCCTGGAGCTGAAGTCGAACTACGCCTCAGGTTACCTGTCCCACAAGGACAGTCTTATCCTGGGCAGTGGCAACCACCACAACGGTGACATCTGCCTGGATGTGCTCAACACCTTGAACAAGGTGGCCCTGAAGCTCGACATGCAGTTCCTGTGCAACGCTCCTGAGAACCCGAAGGAAGAGTTCACCCTGGAGCGAGTGCTCGAATCTCACGACAAGAGCGGCAGGTACATCACCGAAGGGGAAGCCAAGGAGATCCTGGCCAAGCAGATCGAAGGCTGGGAAGCCTTCAAGAAGCAGAGCCAGAAGATCTACCTGATGCTGCACCAGAACGGGAACAGAATGTTCTTGACCAATAAGGTGGACAAGCGCGGCCGGATTTACGCACAAGGCTTCCATGTAAACACCCAAGGAGCCAGCTTCAAGAAGGCAGCTGTCGAGCTGGCCAACGAAGAGCTGATCCAAGGTGCACCAACCTAAACCAATCAACCTAAAGGAGTTTGACCATGCAACAACAATTCACTGGATTTCAGTACCTGCTGATCGACGTGGCCAACGCCTACGGAGAAGACAAGGCCAACTTTGGCCCTCGCATCGACTGGGCTGTGGCCAGGCTTGACACGCTCGAAGAGCACATGGTCAACGCCGAGAACAAGGCCCTGTACACCAAGGCCGTGCAAGCCATCCGCAAGGCACAGGCTGGCATCCCCACTGGCCACCTGGTGGGCCTAGATGCTGTGTGCTCCGGCATGCAGATCATGAGCGCCATCACTGGCTGTGAAGCTGGTGCGCGTGCCACTGGCCTGATTGACACCGGCAAGCGTCCTGACGCCTACACCGAGGTCACCGAGGTGATGAACGTCACCCTAGGCAATGGCTTCACTGTGCCCCGTGCCGATGCCAAGCGAGCCACGATGACCAGCCTCTATGGCTCCAAGAAGGTGCCCAAGGATCTGTTCGGCGAGGAAACCCCTGAGCTCGCGGCCTTCTACAAAGCCATGACCACGGTAGCACCTGGTGCCTGGAGCCTGCTGCAGACCCTCCTGGGCAGCTGGCAGCCCTATGCCCTGAACCATGCCTGGCAGCTGCCGGATGGCTTCAACGCTGTGGTCAAGGTGATGCAGAAGTTCGAGTGCCGCATCGAGGTGGATGAGCTCGAAGGTGCGACTTTCACCCACGAGTACCACGACAACGTGGGCACCGAAAAAGGCATCAGCCTGGCAGCCAACGTGGTGCACAGCATCGATGCCTACGTGTTGAGGTCAGTGCATCGCCGGTGCAACTACGACCGGGAGATGGTGAAAGCTGCCTACAACACCCTCTGCGATGAGCAGGTAGAGCGCAACATCATCCACACGCCTGAGCCCATTACCCTGGGCAGCAAGACGTCCTACTACATCCACCTCTGGGAAGAGACTGGCGTAGTCGACGCTGTAATCCTGCCCCACCTGACCTCGGAGACAGTACAAGAGCTGCCGGATGCTCTGCTCAAAAGCCTGACCGAGCTCACCCTGCAGATGCTGAACTACGCGCCTTTTCCTGTCGTGGCCATCCATGACGAGTTCAAGTGTGGCCCTAACCACATGAACCACCTGCGCAAGGTGTACTCGGACATCCTGGCTGAGCTGGCTGAAGGCAAGGTTCTGGACTTCATCTTGTCCAAGATCCATGGCAAGGACTGCACGTACAGCAAAAACAGCACTGGCTTGGGCAAGAAGATCCGGGAGAGCAACTACAGCTTGTGCTGATGTAGGGGGTAGGCGCGGTCCCCGCGCTCCTGTGATTTGTTGATTGGGCTGACCCTTCGGGGTTAGCCCTTTTTTTGTCCCAAACAGACTTCTAGAGAAGTTCTCTGGAAGTTCCTCAAAACCCCAAACCGGGATACTGACTCAGAAGATTTTGATCTTTTGACTATGTAGAACCGACATACCGAGATAACCATGAGCCGACCCTCGACTACCCCGCTGAGGGTGGCCAAACCGATGAATTCCCTGTTCCCTACGTTTAACTCGTTAAGCGAAGCAGAGGAATTCGCCTACTCCCGCCTGCCAGTCAGTACCCAGAACGAGATGCTGGGCCTACTGAAGTCCTACGAAAACACCATCCGAGCTGTTGACAGCTTCGATAACCGGAGCTGAAACCATGTTGCCTCACGTCACCCACAACCCTGCAGTCATGCAGGAAGTCTCACCAGCCACTGTCACCCTGACCATTTCCACCAAGGGGGCCCAAGCCTTGGCAGCACTGCTGGGCAACGTAGCAGGGTGTGACCTCGACGACTATGACTTGGACTTCCGCGTCATCCGAGAGCTGGCCAACGGTCCCAGGCAGTTCACTGTCAGAAACGAAGACACACGCCCAGGCCAAGGCCTCTGCTTGCGAATCATTCCCGTCAACAACACGCCTGAGCCATGCCGACCTTCTCCCTGATCGTCTCCCGATCGACAGCCCTGCCTTCAGCTCTCACCGGTGTGGCACTGCGATTCGAGAAGTTTACCGTCACCAAGATGTCCACGAGCCGCTGGCTCATCGAGATCCCTGACACCACCCTAACGCAGCTCGCCGCTCTAATCGACGCGCTGGACCCTGAAGACACCGAGATCCACGAGATCACCCCATGAAATCCACTCTCTCCCAAGCCAGCCAGCTCATTGAGCTGTACCTCCAGCTCAAGCTGGTGCCCATGCTTAAGGGCAGCCCCGGCATCGGCAAATCCCAGGCCGTCTACGCGATCGCCAAGAAGTACAACCTGCTGCTCATCGACCTCCGCCTGTCGCAATGCGATCCGGTGGACCTGATGGGCTTCCCGAAAGTCACCGTCACCCCCAACGGTGACCGCGGTGGCTACGTGCCCATGACCACCTTCCCGATCGAAGGTGATCCGATTCCCAAGGGCTACAACGGCTGGCTTCTGTTCCTGGACGAGCTCAACGCTGCCCCGACTGCTGTCCAGGCGGCCGCCTACAAGCTGATCCTGGACAAGATGGTCGGCCAGTACAAGCTGCACAAGAACGTGGCCATCGTGGCTGCCGGCAACCTGGAGACGGACAACGCCATCGTCGAAGAGATGTCCACCGCTCTGCAAAGCCGGATGG